CGAAATCACACCTTATTATATAAAACTAATGTTTTGAGAATCATGGTTTAACATGGCGTTTAATTCACCGATTTTAACCGGCAAAGATTTGGCGGATGTTTTCGACATGACGCCGCAAAGCGTCAGCCGGATGGCAAAAGATCAAATCATTAAAAAAAATGGTCGCGGCAAATACGACCTAGCAAGTTGCGCAAAGCAATACATTCAATACCTACGCAAAACAAAGATTAAATCCGATGCTGAAGAAGCCGCGCCGGATTATCACAAAGAAAAAGCTAGAGACACAAAGCTACAAGCTGACCTTCGAGAGATCGAGCTGGAAGAGAAGCGCGGTAACTTGATACCTGTCGAAGCTTACACAGATGAGATTTTAGAAATTGCGCAGATATTCGCCAGCGGCATTGAATCGCTCAGCGGAAGGCTCGCGAGTGATTGCCACCGTGCGGAATCAGCGGCAGAAGTTCAAACACTAATACTTGAAGAAACGAGGCGTATCAGAATTGCAACTGCGGAACGTTTGCAGCGTCATGCTGAAGATGTGCGAGAGCGTGCAAATAGCCTCGTCGATAGTCACAGCACCGAGACCCCGAACAGCTGACCAGTGGGCTGACGCAAATAGAATTCTTCCACCGGGCTCACCGGAGCCCGGATTATGGAGGTCAAGCCGTAACCCGTACATGATCGAAATCGCAAGAGCATTTGCAGACCATCGCTACCGACGAATAACTTTCGCGATGGGTACGCAGATGGGCAAGACGGCGACCATGTTCAATATTATTGGTTGGAAGCTGGACGACCAGCCAGAGCCAATAATCTATGTTGGTGCTACTCAGTCGAATATCGACAACGTTGTTGAAAAGAACATAGTCAAAATGTTCCGTGAATGCCCAAGCCTTTGGGCGAAAATGCAGCACGGGAAAAAGAGCACTAAGCACAATAAGCAAATCGCTGGAACTCACCTGCGGCTGGCATGGGCTGGCTCAGCTTCAGAGCTGGCAAGTGATAGCGCTTCGCTAACGTTCGTTGACGAAGTAGACCGGCCAGAAAAAAACGCCACTGGCGAGGGTGATTTAATTGAGCTCGCAGAAGCGCGGGGCGATGCTTACCCCAATTCAAAACTCGGCATTACCTCAACGCCAACCGAGGGCAGAGTTGAGGCCAAGGCGCACACAGAAACAGGGTTAGAGCACTGGCTGGTTTCTGACAACATACAAAGCCCTGTTTGGCAACAATGGCAAGAGGGAACGCGCAAAGAATGGGCAATACCATGCCCTGATTGCAATGAATATTTCATACCAAAGAGCCACCTGCTTTGGTACCCAGAAGACGCCACGCCAACGATAGCGCGATGTGAAGCGAAACTGGCTTGTGCTAACTGCGGCACGTTGATCGATGACAAATATCGCAACTCAATGAACGCGTTAGGCGTTTATGTTGCCCCTGGCGAAAAAGTAGAAGATGGAAAGGTTGTTGGACAAGCTGAAACGGAAGGCAACTCCAACGCAAGTTATTGGGTTAGTGGGCTTTGCTCATTCTCTGCCAAAAAGTCATATGGCCATATAGCTGAAAAGCTAGTTAAGGCAATCAAGAGCGGCGATAAAGACAAGCTGCAAACCGTTTACAACACCGGATTCGGTGAGGTCTACGCACTAGCAGGTGACACACCAAGCCACACGGCGGTATATCAACAACGTGGCACGCACTCAACGGGCGAAGTTCCTGAAGATGTTTACATCTTGCTTTGCACTGTTGATGTTCAAAAAGACCGTTTTGTTTATGTCGTCCGAGGCTGGAAGCCCGATTATACAAGCTGGTTGATAGAAGCCGGTGAAATTTGGGTTGATACCGACAAACCCGAAGCACAAAGAAAATTAGAACAGCTGCTTACTCGAGAATATAACGGGCACTTCATTGCGCAAATGGGCGTGGATGCTGGCTACCGTAAAGATACAGTTCACCAATTCGTGAGAGCTCACGGTAATGCCAAGGCATTACGCGGCAGGCCGACACTAGCTAAGCCATTTACAGCAACCAATGTTGACGTTAATCACCGTGGAAAAGTGCTTAAAAATGGCGTCAAAGAATGGCATTTGAATGCAGATATCGGCAAAAGCTGGGTACATGGCCGCATAGGTTGGCCAATGGATGAATCTGGCGCGTGGTTTCTCCCCGTTGACGTTACCGAAGATTATTGCAAACAGATTGTTGCTGAAGAAAGGCGAACTGATAGCAGGGGGCGCGGGGTTTGGAAACAAATTCACCGTGATAACCATTTTCTGGACTGTGAGCAGATGAATTACATGCTCGCAAGGATAGTGGCTATTCAGCACATGAATCAGAAACCTGAAATTAAAAAGCCAACACCCGAGCAAACAAAGCCAAAGCCGCGAGAGCGGAGAAAACAAAACAATGAGTGGTTGAATAAATGGAAATGACTTTTACCTATGCCGATGAGCAGCACACAAAGTGGCTCAAGGCATTAGAAGCGCTGCAAAGTGGTTTGTCGTATTCAATTGCGACCGAATCAGGGCAACGCCAGTTAACGCGAAATAATATCCCTGAAGTTATGAAAATGGTTTCATATTGGAACCGTGAACGTAACAGATTGAAAAATGGCAAACGCTCCAATCATTCGTTTTCGGTGGCTAAATTTTCATGAATGTAATTGATAAATTAATATCAGGCGTATCACCAACGTGGGCGCTATCTAGAGCAAAAGCGCGTCATATGTTGGGAGCTTATGAAGCTGTTAAGCCGACACACCAACGCAACCCGCGAAGAGACCAACGGAGCGCCGACGGTTCAAATTGCCATGCGATTGAGCCGCTAAGAGAGCAGGCCAGATTTTTAGAAAACAACTATGACATTGCTCGCGGGATTTTAAATTGTGCCGCTAACAATGTGATTGGTTCGCATATAGGTGCAGAACCTAAAGTTAAAACAAAAAAACGCCAAGATGCTGAGAAAGAAAACGAGCGAATTCTAGAGCTTTGGGAAGACTGGTGCCGTCACCCTGAAACGACCGGCGAATATGACATGGACGCACTTTGCCAGATGGCGTTTAAGTCAATGTTCCGCGATGGCGAATGCTTCGCGAAACACCTAATGGGTAATGTATCTGGCTTGCGTCACAATTCCATTGTGCAATACAGCCTTGAAATGCTTGAAGCAGAATATTGCCCCGTTGACTTGGAAGACGAAAATAAAAGACTGATACAAGGAATTCAGCGCAACAAGTGGGGACAACCTACCGCGTTTTATTTCCACGACAAACACCCGAGAGACGGGTTTAGATTCAGCGAAACCGCCAAGGCTACCAATGCGGAAATTGTTTCACATATCAAAGCTGTTACGCGTTTTAGGCAATCACGCGGCGTTTCACAGTTCGCCCCAATTTTTACGCGGCTTTACGATGTTAAAGACTACGAAGAAAGCGAACGCATAGCAGCACGGCTTAGTGCCGCGATGAGTATTGCTTTTGTAAATACCAATGAGCAAACACACGACTGGGAAAGCAGCGGGGAGCGTTATTACGAAGGTTTTCAACCTGGCATGGTCTACGACGATTTAGAGCCTGGTGTAAAACCTGAAGTTATTGAAAGTAAGCGCCCATCAAGCTTAGCGATGCCATTCCGTGACGGCATGCTAAGGGCAACCGCATCTGGTGCTGGGGTTTCTTATTCCACAATAGCAAAAGACTACAGCGGCACATTCTCAAGCCAGCGCCAAGAGCTAGTTGAAAGCTATCAATCATACAAAGTGATGAGAAGCCGGTTTATATCCATGTTCGTAAGGCCTACGTATGAACGATTTGTAGATATGTGCTTGCTTCAAGGTTTGATTAAACCATCGCGAAATGTGAACCCTGAAACACTCAAAGATGTTCACTTTGAGGGCTCACAAATGCCGTGGATCGATCCGAAGAAAGAAGCGGACGCAAATATTTCACTCGTTCAAGCCAAATTAAAAACCCGAACTCAAGTTTTAAGAGAGATGGGCTTAAACCCACAGCAAGTTGAGCAGCAGCTCAAAAAAGAAGCTGAAAACGAACTATTTCAAACCGAGAAACCGGAACAGCCAAAACAAGAGGCTGAGCCAAAAGAGGAAGACGACGAATGAGCAAACCAGCGTTAAAAAACGAAGTTAAGCCAACCGAAGACGTTGATAAAAACAATTTGACTCGCTCGTTTTCTATCAGAGCAGATAAGCCAACCATCGATGTTGAAAACAGAACGATTGAAGTGAGCTTTTCAAGTGAAGAACCCTACAAGCGTTATGACTGGTATTCAGACAGTTACTACAACGAAATTTTAGACCACAAAGACATTGATTTTGAGCGTTTAAACAATGGCGCTCCTGTTCTATACAACCATGACCGCTATGACAAAACCAACCGAATAGGCATTGTTGAAAAGGCGTGGGTAGACGGAAAAAAAGGCCGTGCAATTTTACGTTTCTCTAAACGTGATGACGTGGAAGGCGTTTGGCGCGATATCGAAGATGGTATTTTAGTTAATGTCAGTGTTGGCTATCAAATTAAAGAAAAAACCTTACTCAAAGAGAATGATGACGGTGTTCATGATTACAGAGTGTCATGGACGCCGCACGAGATATCCCTTGTGGATATACCCGCAGATGCAACGGTGGGCGTTGGAAGAAAACAAGAATTGGCTGGCGACAGCCAACAACCGGGCGAAGTCGCCAACACAACAGAGGAACCGAAAATGGGAACTGAAGCAACAGAAACGAAAGCAGTTGACAAAAATGAAATTGAAAGCGCAGAGCAGCGCGGCATTGAGCTTGCTCAAAAGCAAGAAAAAGCACGCCGTGACTCAATTCGAAGTGTTTTCACTGGCAAATTTGCTGAATCACACAGCAGCCTAATGGCTGATTGTCTTGATGACATGTCCGTTAGTGAAGATGCAGCGCGTAAATTGCTGCTAGACGCGCTGGGCAAAGACGTTGCACCGTCGGGCGATACGCTACGTGTAGAAATCGGCGAAGACGAGCATGACAAATTCAGAAGCCAAGCAAGTGACGCGCTTGCTATGCGCTCCGGCAATATGAAGCGTGAAAACAATGACTACGCTGGTCACACTTGCTATGAGCTGGCGCGCGCTTCGCTTGAGAAATCAGGCATTAGCACTAAAGGCATGTCTAAAATGGATTTAGTTGGCAAAGCGCTGACTCACTCAACAGGTGATTTTCCATTTATTCTTTCCAACTCTGCAAACAAATCTATGCTTAAAGGCTGGGAAGAACAGCCAGAAACTTTTGAGCAATGGACGAGTCGCGGTGTTCTTTCCGACTTCAAAGCAGTTGATAGAGTGGGTTTGAATACTGCACCTAACTTGCTAGAAGTTGGCGAGCTAGAAGAGTACAAGTCTGGAACGATGGGCGAGCGCAAAGAAACAACGCAGTTGCTTACTTATGGCCGCACATTTGGTATTTCACGCCAAGCTATCATTAACGACGACTTGAGCGCATTTACTCGTGTGCCACAAGGCATGGGCAAAGCAGCGCGTCGTAAAGTTGGTGATTTGGCCTATGCAGTGTTAACGGGTAATCCGTTAATGAATGACGGCCTAGCTTTATTCGTTGCTGGTCACAATAACGTGGCTGGAGCTGGTGCAATTTCTATTACGACGCTTGATGCGGCTAAAACTGCAATGGCGAAACAGAAAGCCGCATCTGACAGTGATGAAGTCGCGCTTAATATTCGTGGTTCATTCTTAATTGTTCCCGTTGCCATTGAAACGGCAGCTAAAACATTAATGGCTTCCGAAACTGACCCAAGTCAATCAAACAGCAAAAAACCAAACGTGTTTAGAGATGCGTTTACCGTTATCTCTGATGCACGTCTTGATGCAGATAGCGCTCT